AAGAAAAAGTACCTTCTATGTATGAAGTGTATGGAGAAAAACCAATATTAGCTTCTGAAAAGGATGCTGAGGTGTTTTTTAGTGAAATAGAGAATACTACCCCTCCAAATGAAGCTTTATTGGAAGCAAAAGAAAATTATGATGAAGTTTTTAAAAAAAAAGTTGAAATCACTTCAACAAACTTGGAAGAAGTTGAATTGAGTGATGAACTTTTAAAAAAAAAGTCGTAGGAGAGGATGATGAATTACAAAATTTAGTTAGAGATACTGGTAAAAGAGGTATTGATTTAGATGGTGATGGTTCTATAGATGGATATGATACGAATGGAGATGGTATAATTGATAGATACACTTATGCTGGAGCTATAATGAATAAAGAAGGTAAGCTACCTTACTACGCTAGACCTGAGTTTGATTGGAGTGATAAATCACAATGGATTAATGACCAGAACGCGGTCAATTATTGGATAACTTATAGAAAGTTTTAAATTCTATCCTAATTTATTTGTAAAATTGAAAAATTTTCGTTATTTTTGTATAATAACTAAAATAATATGAAATTAAAGAAAATCGAATCAGTTCCATTCACTCTTCAAGATGAAGAGCTAATATTAAAAACACTTAAGCGATTTGCAAATAAGAATAATCTTTCTGCAGTTTGTACTAGAAGCGTTAACCTACCATTTAGAGCATTTTATCTCAATACAGAAAATCCACTTCTTTTAATTAATCCAGTTATATCAAACTATTCTAAAGAAGGATTCCAATCAACTGAAACTTCTGAGTTTGATACAAACGGAAAATTTAGAATTGTAGTTAGAGCATTTTCAATAGATGTTCAGACCGATAATTTAGGATTGGTAAGATTTGAAGGTGATATGGAAGATAAGCAAACTGATTTAAACGAATGTATTTTTGCTCAACAAATGATTGACCTTTTAGATGGAATCACAGTTGCTGACAAGAATATAAATCAACCAGTTAAATCTACTATTCAATATGAAAGAAATCAATTAGTTATGGCTAAAGATGTTAATGGTAATATTGAACAAATAAAATATAAACATATATCAAAGTATATGGAAAAGGGTTACGTTTTAATGTAATATGAAAATGAATCAAAAAGAATTGAACGATGTTCTAACTAATAAAATACTAGAACAAAGTAACCAGCTGATATCAATACAAATCTTATTGTATTCATTAGTAGATTTGGTTATAGAAAAAGAATTGATTTCAAAAGAAGATTTAGAGGAAATGATAGACAGTAAAAAAACTATTGTTGAACAATGGATATCATCGGAATTAAAAACTCATACTAAAGATGAATCTTCATATATGATGCATTTCGGTAAACCAGGAGAAGCTTAAAAAATAATTTATGATAATAATAGCGGTATTTTTTTTACTAACAACTGTAGTAGGTGTAGTAGGATGTTTGAATTTACTAAAAAAAGTTGATGCCTACGAAGATTTTATATTAGATAGACAAGATGCATATGAATCTCTTTTAGAAAGAATAAGAAATATTGATTCTAGAGAGATATTTGAAAAGGATGATGAAGTTGGAGTTACATTCGATGAAATTAAAAACGAAATAGAAGAATTTAAAAACATTATAGAATAAGATGCCAAGAAAACCAAAGACTCCTAAGAGTAAAATGTATTTCACTATTGAAACAGAAGAAGCTATTATAGCATACAATAAATCTGATAATCAAAGAGAAAAAAACGTATTATATACGGAGAAGATTAAATATCCTTTTGAAAAGATAGCAGAGAATGTTTTAAATACTTATAAGTTTTCTTATTTTGATGATGGACCATCTGATGTTAAACGAGAAGTTGTATCACAGATGATTTATAAGATACATATGTTTCAGGAGGGTAAAGGTAAAGCGTTCTCTTACTTTACTAGAATGGCTTTAAACCATTTAATACTTTTAAATAATTCAAACTACAAAAGGTACAAACAAAATGAATTGATGTCTGTAATGCCTGAAAGTTGGAATCCATCTGAGGATACATTGGCAATTGAAACGGATAGTACTCATGCTGAATTTAGAACAATTATGTTATCATATTGGGATATAAAACTAAATGTGGTATTCGATAAAAAAAGAGATATACAAATTGCAGATGCTATATTAGAATTATTTAGGAGAGTTGATTACATTGAGAATTTTAACAAAAAGAGTTTATACCTTTTAATAAGAGAAATGACAGGTCATAAAACTCATTACATAACAAAAGTGATTTCTACTATGAAAGTACATCAAGATAAAATCTTAGAAGAGTATTTGAACACAGGAGATATTACTATAGAAGAAGATATATTTTATAAATGATACAAATAGGAATAAGTTGTTATTATCATGATTCATCCGTATGTTTAATTAAGGATGGTAAGGTGATACTAGCAGTAGAGGAAGAAAGATTTAGTGGGATAAAGCATGATAGTTCATTCCCTGATAATTCAATCAAATGGATAATGAAAGAATCTGGAATTGAATTTGAGCAAATAAATGAGGTTTGTTTTTATGAGAAACCTTTAATTAAGACACATAGAGTTGTTACAACTTGTTTAAAGAATTTCCAAATTAAAGATGCATTTAAATTTTCGGCAAAAGGTATTAAACAATACACCGAATTGAAAAGTAAATTGAAATGGTTATTTTCTAAAGCAGAAATTAAATTCACATCACATCATGATTCTCACATTGGATATTCATATTTAACATCTCCATACAAAGAATCGGCGATATTAAGTATTGATGGTGTTGGTGAATGGAATACGACAGTTTTAGCTCATGGAAAAGGAAATAGTTGGGAAACATTGGAGGCTACACAATTCCCACATTCGTTGGGAATGTTATATTCCACTTTTACGGCATTCTTAGGATTCAAACCTAATGAAGGAGAATATAAAGTAATGGGATTAGCACCATATGGTAACCCAAAAACATTTTCACATAAATTTAGAGAAATAATTTATCCTTCTAAGAAAGGTGGATACACTTTGAATATGGAAATGTTTGATTACCATAAGAGTGATGAAATTATGTTTACTTCTAAATTATCAGAACATTTAGGAATTCTACCCCGTTTACCGGAAGAAGAAATTACACAGGAACATAAAGATTTAGCTGCTACAATACAATTCATTTATGAAATGTATTTTTTTCGTTTATTAAAAGATTTACATCGTAGAACTAAATGTGATAATTTAGTTTTAGGAGGAGGATGTGCATACAACGGAACTGCTAATGGAAAAATTACAAAAAAGACAGGATTTAAGAATATTTGGATTCCATCTGCACCATCTGATGCGGGTTCTGCAATAGGAGCGTGTTTGATATCATATTATAATACTACGATGCCTATTTATAGAATTGATAATACTAATCCTTATTTAGGTCCAGAATATTCAAACGATGTGATTAAAAAAGAATTACAGAATTATAATAAAAAATTAATATATAATAAATTAGCAGATGATGAAATTATTACAGTCGTTGCTGGAGCAATATCAACAGGCAAAGTTGTTGCTTGGTTTGAAGGCAGAATGGAATTGGGTGCTAGAGCCCTTGGCCATCGTTCTATTTTGGCTGACCCTACAAATGGGGAAATGAAATCTCTTATAAATAAAATTGTAAAGAAGAGAGAAGGATTCAGACCTTTTGCGCCAATTGTAAAGTTGGGAGATGTTTCTACATATTTTGAATGGAATACATCGATACCTTATATGAATCAAATCGTTCCGGTTAGAAAGGAATTTAAGGATAAACTTCCTGCAATTACTCATGTAGATGGAACTGCACGAATTCAAACTTTAGAAAGAGACCAATGTGTTAGGATATATGATTTACTTACGGAATTAGAGAAGCAAAATGAATACCCTATAGTTCTTAATACATCGTTTAATATTAAAGACCAAACGATGATTAGAGACCCTAAAACGGCAATCGATACATTCTTAGAAATTGGATTGGATATGCTTGTATTAGAGAATTATGTTATAACTAAGAAATGAAACGAATAGTTGCATACGGAGATAGTTGGACAATTGGAGAGGGCTGTAATCGAGAAATTGAGGATACTCTCTCTAAACACGAAAAAGTAATATACCAAAAAGAAAATAGCTGGGTTAGAATGTTAGGTGATAAACTTAATCTTCCAATTGAAAATAATGGTATAAGTGGAAACCCTAATAACAAAATATTTAATCAAATTGTAGATGATATCAAAAATGGTGTCACTACAAAGCATGATTTAGTAGTGGTTATGTGGAGTTCATCCTTAAGAGATTATTTACCTTTTCTTCCTCATGGGCCTAAAGGAGAGTGGTTAAGTTGGAGTACAAAACACCTGATGGAAACTCCGGATAGATTCTTTACATCAACCCAAACAGAGAACCGATATTACGATTTCTTTATGGAAGATTATAAGAAATTCTTTTTAGTTAATATGCACTCTGATTTATATTACTCCATTATAAACCAAAACTATGTTATATTTCTCCAAAACTTTTTTAAACATTATAAGATACAATATGTAATGTGTGATGGAATTGAGGATATGTTTATGGGAATTGAACCCATATATGATAAAACTGATTTAATAGAAACGGAAACATATTGGCAGTATAGAAAAAAGACTATTAGGGATTGGTTGATAGAGTTTAATGATACATCGATGTGGGAGCATAAAGAAAGATGGGACACTAGAGGAACACAGCATCCTAACATAAAGGGATATGAACTTATAGCAGAAGAATTGGGCAAGTTTATAGATTCACAAAAAATTATTTAATAAGGTATTTATTAGCATGGCAAAACAACAATCTACAGATTTTGTAATGTTTGGTGAAAAGAAGTTATCTGACTTATTCGGTGAGATATATTCTAACCAACATTCAAAAAAACAGAAAATAAGTGATTTGATTGAGGAATTCAAAAAACAAATCAGACATGCAGGGGATATAGCATCTATTGGTCCGGTTATTAAGGATTTAGTTAAGTTCTCAGTAGAGAATGATGATATCCTAATTAGATTAGCAACAATTGGACAAAGATTCGTTGCTATGGAATATAAGGGAACTAATGATGGAGGATTATTATCCGACAAAGAAAAGGAAGAGTTACTGGGTGAATTGGAGAAGATTTCAAAAGATGTTCAAGCTAAAACTATGGATAAAGTAGATGATATTGAATATGAATTGGAGGAAATCCAAAGGAAACTAGAGCAAACTAAAAAATAATGGCAAACGGAGAACATTTAAATAATGTCGGTTCGTATAATGTTACTACCCCTAGTAATAAACCAAAGGGTAATAATGAAGCATATACCGCTCAAGTTACCGAAGTATTTTTAAAATTTGAAAAAGATGATGATGGTAAGCAAATACTTCCTGGAACAATAAGAGTTGAGGGAGCTGGTACAGGTAGAAGTATAGAAACACTTATCCGACCAATGGATGACCACTTTCATGGGATACCTGTGATAAATGAATTAGTAGAAATTGTTACTAGTTCAGGTATTAAATACTACAGACGATTCAATGTTAATAGTAATATATTTTCCACTACAGATGATGAAACTGAAGCAGGTAAAAACAAAAACGCTGAGCCAGTTAAACCTAGTTCTGATTTAAAAGATTTTAAAACAGATTTCCAACAAACTAATTCCGGTAAAGATACTAAGAAGAAATTAGGGGAATATTTTAAAATAGGTAAGAGTAGAAGACTTAAGTTATATGAGGGAGACCATATACTTCAGAGTAGATTTGGACAATCACTTAGATTTAGTGGGTTTAATAATGATAAGAAAAGTATAAGCCCTACACTTATAATCCGAAATGGAGAATCACCATCTAATGCATCTATTCCAATTGATAAAGAAATTGAGGAGGATATCAATACAGATGGTTCTACTATAGCTATGACAAGTGGAGATTATATATCTAAATTCACACCATCATATATAACTAATAAGAAAGAAGCATTAGAATCATATCCTTCCGAATTAAAGGGGCATCAGATTATAATCACATCCGAAAGATTAATTTTTTCTACTAGAACTGCTGAAACTATATTTTTTTCCAAAGGTAATTATGCTATAATAACCGATGGAGTTTATTCGGTGGATACTAATTTAGGGGTAACAATTGAATCAAAAGGAGATATTGATATATCATCAGTTGGTAAAACAACTACATTTTACATAGGAGATGGTGGGAATATCAACTTAGGAGATAAAAATGTTCAACCTGCTGTATTAGGTACTACATTAGAGAATATTTTAAATGAAATAATAACTGAAATTATAAATCTCCAAGCAGGAGGATTATTAACACCAGCTGGACCTACAAGTGGAATGAATCCTGCAAACTTAAGTGCTTTGCAATCAATCCAACGAAAACTTGTAACTATGAAATCAAAGCGAGTAAACTTAGGATAATATGAGTTGGCAAATATTCAAAAATGAAGTATTGTCTGCAATGGCTAGTGGTCCACCTGATAGTGCGACCGTTGCCAAAGTTATAGCGAATTCATATAATAAAGTTGTTACATCACCTTCTTCAGGTGATTTATTGTTTAAGAACCCAGTTGAGAGGGGTAACGTAGAAGCCTTAGAGAAATGGTTAGAAGTAGTATTTCAGCAACAATCTGTTAGTCCGGTTCAATTACCAATTATAAATCTTTTTGTAACTGGGTTTATTCAATATTGGACGGGTGCAACATTAAAAAAAACAAATATACCATATGTACCTGCTCCTGGTTCAGTTAAGAACTTACAGGTAGTTAGTATAATATGTACTAATCCAGGTGCTCCGGTTTCAATTTCGTATAGTTTAAATGGTATAAGTCAAATTGAACCATTTATTGATAAATTGATTGATGCAGCTAGACAACATTTATTAACCGTAAGTGGTGTGTGTAATACAATGTCTTTATATGGTGCACCTCCTACTCAGACAACGGGTCCAGGTGTAGTACCTTGGAATGGATTTAGTGCTGAACCTCAACAAGTTACCCCTGAAGAAAAAGATGCGTATGTATTTGATACTCCGGTAGAAGTATTAGAAGCAGATGCGGATGACAGTGTGGTAGATGTTAGAGTAGAGGCAAAAGAATTCCACTCAGCAAGACCAAATACCAATGATAATGATTCAAATGGATATAGAGAAAATATACCTGATTCACAAGGTAAACCATTCCAAAAAGAAGATATACTAGAATATTATGGACAAGATGTTGGGTTTGCTAGTCAAAAAACAAACTGGGCATGTTTGGTTACGAGTATATCTAACTTATTGAAGAGATTTAAGATAAAGGATTCAAAGGGACAGGATGTAGTTAATGAATCAACTTTTATCAAATTTAATGGTGGATATCAATATTCAGACTCAAATAGTGCTTATGGAAAGTATATGAATGGTAATAACTTCGATTCTGGTACATTCTTTGCAGATGCTCCTACATTATTAAATGGTAAATTTACTAGAATTAGAAAGAACATAGATACCGCTACTAGTCAAAAAGATGTTTATGATGCATATAAACGAACTTTATCCGCTATTAAGCAGCCTATGATTATTAGAGTAGCTGGGGCAAGTAGAAGAGGTAGAGGCCATTTTGTGGTAATGGTGGGTATAACTAAACAGGGGGAGATTATTGTGAGGGATTGTTCTAATTCTAAAGTAGCCAAAGCAGACAGAACTTATACGGTGGGTAGAATGTTAGCTAGTAAGGAGCAAGAGTCTGGGAATAACTGCGATGTGATGTATTTTACCCCTAACAAAAAATAAAACTAAATATTTATATTAATAATAACAAACAATGTATGGACACGAACAAACTATTTAAAGCAATTCAAATAATCGTTCAGGAGGAAGTAAAAAAAGAAATTTCTCTTATTAAAGAAGAAATAAGAAAAGAAGTGTTAGCGGAGGTTAAAAAATCACAACCGATTAAACAACAATCTTCTCTTAAATCATTAGTAGAGGAAAGTGCTGACCCTTTCGATTTAGCTAACAAAATCTTAAGTAGAGATAGAGCATCTCAACCAGAGGAGAAGATTTACACAAAAAACACAATGTTAAACCAGGTTCTTAATGAAACTGCAATGGCAGGAGTTAGACCTAATTACTCTACGGATGATGGTGGGTGGGGAACTATTACACCTGAAATGATTGGATACGGTGACCCTCAAATGGGATATCAATCAACTAATCAGTATGCAGCTTCTTCTGCTCCAATCAGTACCGGAAACGATATATTGGATAAAGCGATAGCGAGAAGTGCTAAGGTTTTGGCAGCGAGTAAGGATAAAAACAGATAATAGATAATGGCTATAGAGATAGATAAGAAAAATAGGTTAGACCTTGCTGATAAAGATAGGGTGGCAATTGGTATAACTCTACCTATACAAAGAGGTGCAACAGGATTTTTCAATCAATCTTTTCAAACTAAAGACCAGGTTAAATCAAATATAAAAAATCTAATTCTAACTAAAAAAGGAGAGAGATTGATGCAACCTGATTTTGGTACAAATTTATATGAAGTTTTATTCAACCCAAACACAGATGAGTTGGAACAAAGAATACAGAGTAGTATTGAAGATGCAATTGCATTTTGGATGCCGTATATTAATGTAGTTGAAATATTTGTAGACCAGAACAATACAAACATAGATAGTAATATCTTTGCGGTTTCGATGAAATATCAAATAGCAGGGCAACAAACCCTAGAAACAGTAACATTTAATGTTGGATAAGCATGGCATTTAAAATAACAAATAAAAAGATAGGAAGAAATAGTAGGGATATTTCATATCTTTCTAAAGATTTCTCTTCATTTAGAGATAATCTAATAGAGTATGCAAAAACCTATTTCCCTAACACATATAACGATTTTAATGAGACTTCACCTGGTATGATGTTCATTGAGATGGCTTCGTATATCGGAGATGTATTAAGTTATTATACCGATTCCTCATTAAGGGAAGGTTTAATTCAATATGCAGCGGAAGAGAAGAATGTGTTTGCTTTAGCTAATTTATTAGGATATAAACCAAAATCAACTTCACCAGCGGTAACAACACTATCTGTATATCAATTATGTAAAGCAGACTCAGCAGGAGAATTAGATACTCGTTATTTACTTCGTATAAATCAAGGATTAAGTATAGCATCTACATCTAATAATGATATAACATTTAGAACTATAGAACCTTTAGATTTTAATGATGGTAATGATAGAGATATAAGTGTATATAGTATAGATGAAACTACTAAATTACCTGATTATTTTTTGGTTAAGAAAAAAATACAAGCGATATCCGCAACATTAGTTAGTACAACTAGAACCATAGCTGCAACCGAATCATTTCAATCTATAAAATTAGATGATAATAATATAGTTTCAATAGAATCAGTTGTTGATGATAATAATAATAAATGGTACGAAGTTCCTTATTTGGCACAGGAAACAATTTATATTGATTATCCAAATGTAGAGGAAAACGACCCAGATTTATATCAATTCAAAGACACCGTTCCATATCTTTTAAAATTATTAAAGACAAGCAGAAGATTTGTAACTAAGGTTAATGAAGATTTTACTACATCAATTCATTTCGGTGGGGGAGATAGTTCCTTATCAGATGAGTTACTTATCCCTAATGTTAAAAATGTTGGATTAGGATTAAACAATTCTATAGATAGAATGGCGGAATCATACGACCCAACTAATTTCCTTAAAACAAAAACATACGGACAATCTCCTTCAGCAGGAACGATATTAAATATAGATTACTTAGTGGGAGGAGGAGTTTCTTCAAACGTACCACAGGGTGATTTAACTGTTATACAATCTATCGCATTTGATGATGATTTGGTGAATGCTTTAGAATTAGATGAAACTGTTTATAATTACGTTAAGCGTTCAATAGCTGTAGAAAATGAAATACCTGCAAAAGGTGGTAGAGGATTAGAAAACATAGATGAAATAAGAGAAGCTGCATTAGCTACCTTTGCATCTCAAAATAGAGCAGTAACCGCAAAAGATTATCAGGTAAGAGCTTTATCAATGCCATCTAAACTTGGTTCAATTGCTAAGGTATATGCGATAGGTGATAATTCATTAAACGCTAATTCACCTGAAAGCATTTTAAACTCAACAGATAATGTAACTGAGTTCGCCGAAATAGCTAAATCAATTGTACAAACTGCTATATCAAAAGGTAATAAAGTTCCAACTACAGATGAGGTTAAAAAAGAGGTAAGAAAATTTGTACAAAAGAATACTCAAAATGCGGAATTAATAAATCCTTTTGCAATTAACTTATATACACTAGGATATAACGCAGAGGGTAACCTTACGATTCTTAACAAAGCTGTTAAACAAAATTTAAAAACATATATTAACGAATATAGAATGTTAACGGATGGTATTAATATAATAGATGGATTTATTATAAACATCGGTGTTAATTTCGACATAACAGTATATAAAAATTTCAACAATAGAGAGGTGTTATTAAGTTGTATTCAAGAAGTTAAGGATTTCTTTGATGTAACTAATTGGCAATTTAACCAAACTATAAATCTATCTGATATAGAATTGATTATAGCTATGGTTGAGGGAGTAGCATCTGTTCAAAAAGTTGAAATTGTGAATAAGTGTGGCGGTATATATGCGAGAAATAGTTATGATATAAAATCTGCAACAAAGAATAAGATTATCTATCCATCATTAGACCCATCTATCTTTGAAGTTAAGTTTCCTGATAAAGACATTAAAGGAAGAGCAATATAATGATACATTTTTTAACAGCATCAAAAGATGCATCGGTTTACTCTCTTTACCCAAATAAGAATACTGGGTTAGATGAAGTATTAACAATATCTAAACATTATTCTAGATATGCGGAAAGAGATAATGCTAGAACATTCATAAAATTTGATGTAGATAGCATACCATCTTATGTAACCGAATCATCCACCATATTACATCTTACTCTTACTCATCCAGAAGAATTATTGGATGGATTTACTTTATATGGGTATCCCGTAACTGAAAGTTGGGATATGGGTAGAGGAACTTGGCCTGAAGATATAAACACAGATGGTATAACTTGGAATAATCAAAATGGAGTAAATTTTACAATATCCTCATCACAGCAATTTACATATCAAGGTGGTGATTTAAATATGGATATTAAACCAATATATGATTATTGGACAAGTTCGGTTAACTATGGAATTAGATTATCACATACATCATCTGCTGAAAGTTCTTCATTGGATTATGGTGTTCTTAAATTTTATTCAAAGGAAACGAATACTATATTCCAACCAATACTAAAAATAAGCTGGGATGATTCTCAATTTGTAACAGGCTCGCTTACTGGTTTAACTGATTCTCAGATTATAGTAAGAAGTAAAGAATTAAGAAATTCATACAAAGAGGGTAATGTAGTTAATATAAAAATAATAGGTAGAAAATTATATCCTACTAAAACATTTACTAATTCATTTGCTTATGCAGATGTAAACTATATACCCGAAACTTCATATTATGCAGTTAGAGATGAGATAACAAAATTTAATCTAATTGATTTCTCAGAATACACTAAAATAAGTTGTAATTCTGAAGGTAACTATATTAAATTAGATACTTCTAATTTCCCAACTGATAGAGTGTATAAGTTATTATTTAAAGTAGTTAGAGATGGCGTTAGTGAATTTATTGAAGATGATTTAACATTTATAATTAACTAATGGAATTCGAATTAATTAAAAAGGATTTACAAAATAGTGGTTCATTGGCAGCCAGAGATAGACGAGGTGTATCTCATACAGCTGCTATGGATAATGATAAGGAAGGATTTATATATGCACCTACTAAAAAAAGAATATATAATACCGATGAATTAAAGAAAGCTCTTAATATAGATATTACTGAATTGATTCCTGAATCTTCGGCGACGGATTTAGATTTAGTTCCTAGACCATTATATAATGAAGCTACTCAATCGTTAAATGAAGCTTTGCAGATAATAGATGACCAATCTGTGACTATATCAAATTTAGAATCGGATGTATCAGTTTTACTTGCAACATCAGCTGCATTAGATGTTAGATTAGATGGAGAAAGATTATTGAGAGTTACCGCTGAAGCAAATGGTGAGCAATTAAGAAAACAATTTTCATTAGTTAATGATTCACTTCAAACATCATTAGAGCGTTCTGTATTAGAAGGAATTGAAAGAGTATCATTAAAAGCAAGAACAGAGGGACAGGGTTCTACTATTTACTCGCTTCAAAAACAAGTGGATAGTTTAACACAACAATTAAATGGAAAGACTGCACAAATCGCTGCGGGTGCAAAAGCGGGTGGTAATATAACTGCTAGAATAATTGAAAAAACTGATGCGAATGGAACTGATATTGGGTTTGATGTTAAAACGGGTGCATCAACTGGTAAGTGGATTAATGGTCCAACTTTAGAATTATTCAATGCAGGATTGGAGGCAGAGAAGGTTGATATAGCAGTTAAAAATACTGAACCCTGGTTAACACCGGTATCTATAACACTTGCACCACAGGAAAAAAAGACTATCACATTAAGTGGTAATTTTACGGTTATTAACGGATTAGACCCTAGACCTAGAACATTCTTATTCTTCGGAGGAGGCTCTGCTACTAATTACAAAGGAAGTTTAAGTGTTAAATCACCATCGGGTGAAATATCGTTTACCGCAAATATGTATAAACATAGAAGTTAAAAAATATGAGTTTAGATAGATTTAAAAATATCGATGAGGTAATAAATAAAGGAACTTCCTTAACTGAGGAAATTTCGGATATTGATTTAAAATTAATCGATAAGGGATTTATTCCTACACCTTTTGATATAGGTAATAATGATGTATTGGAATTTGTATTATATGACTCAGCTAACAACGCTTTAGAGCAACTAAACTATGGTAATATAAGATATATCGATGCAATTCAAATGAACGATTATCTAATAAAAAGTGAAAATATCTTAGATAAAGAACAAGGTGGGGGATATTTGATTGATGTTAAGAAACTAATAAAGGATGCAGGATATAATGTAGGAATTTTCAGAGTTCAATTTAATTTTGTAAACAATAGAATTGGTAGTAATATAGATAGAGATAGAATGTGGATACATGAAATATCTCCATCTAGAACAGAATTGAGATTGATGCCTTTTAATAATTTCAATGAATCCGACCCATTAGAATTAGATATAAAGAGAGATTTAAATCAATCTTATGATAGTTTTGTAGTCGGTAAATTTAGTGGAGACGAAGTTTATTATGAAATAGATGAGATTATAAATAGATTGACTGTACCGGATTTAATCAATACTTTTAAAACAATAAAATCCAAATCGTACATAGATGCAATACAATCTGAGTTTGCAATAATTAATTATGATTTATTCTTTGCAAATGTATTGGAATCTATGAAACAATCGGTTAGACATGCTTTATTACACAAAAATTCAATAATAGGAAGTGAAGCTTTTGGAAGACCATTAGGAGATGAAATAGATTTTACTTATTATACAAAAAAAGATATTGTTAATTTACTTAATAATAAATTTACTGAAGCAATAGATTTCCATTTACCTAAAAGAACTTTATTAAACGAAGTACTAATAGATGAGAAAACACAGGAGAGTATAGACAAATTAGTAGATTTGATACAAAAATTAGATTCTAATGCAACAAATCAAAATCTAAAGGTTAAGAAAAATTCTATTACACCACCTACGATAGGTGAAGTAAAAGATAGTTATGTTTATACAGAGAAGATTATAACTTTTCCTGAACCCGAATTACCTCCAATTATAATAACTGTTCCAGAACCTAAACCTGAGCCTGTAATACCAACCCCTCCACCTGAAACCGGCGGCGGTGGCTACATTGGCGGTGGTGCAATCGGTAATCCTGAAGATGGTGGGCTAGGCAGACCTAATTTAGCAGATGGTGGGCAGGGTAGAGAACGAATAGAATATAGATAATATAAATTAAAGAACTATGATACAAAGACCAGGAATGTACGAAGGAGAGGTGAAAAGAGATGAGGCCGGCGACATGCAATTCTATATTTGGAGGGGTAGTAGTTGGGAATTATATTATGG